AAAGAGCGCCAGAGCCGGCTCTACACCCACAACGCCTCCGTCCTCGGTGTAGCTAATCGCTGACCGGTTTATCAGGAGCACTGCCGCCTCCGGGTCGACGAGACCCATCGTGGCGGCCGCGACCTTGATGTCCGACTCTATCGCGATACTCGCAATCCTCTCGTCAGCGTCGGAGCTTCGCCTCTGCAACTCGGAGAACTCCCGCTCCCTACGCTCCGCATCGCTCAGGTTGGCCGTCTCCAGGTCGGTGAGCTTCTTCTTCGTCTCGTCGTAGTCGGAGAACTTGGACCGCTCTTCCTGCCTGACGCCGCCAACGAGTGCGTTCACCTCGTCCTGCGTGAACGTCCTCCCTGCCGGTACGGGCTCCGGGGCCGGGTCGGGGCCGGGGCCTCCCCCACCTTCTCCCGCCTTGTTCTTCGGGGCGTCTGCTGGTCCTGTCATGAACGATCCCCTCTCTTGTACCCGCTGGGTGAGCGGTGATTCCCCGTTATTTCGCCTGCCGGGTGAGCAGGAACACAAAAAGGCCCCAGCGACTCCTTGCGAGTCATTGGGGCCTCAGTGGGCCTCTATTGGCAGCTACCACATATGGTGGCGCCGCTGGGGTTAACGTCTACATCTTAGGTATGGTGCGAGGTACTGTCAACCTCCACACGCTCCGGCACGGAGCCCTGGAGACGCGTGATGGCGCTGTTTTCCGCCTCTAGTTGGTTCATCGAGTGGCATCGCCAACATCTGATCTGAACGACCGATTCGGCACGCAGGTTGAGCTTCGCCAGCGTGGCCCCGCAGTGCCAGCACTTGAATCGGCAGAGGTCAGGCGTCATGCCCGGGAGGCTCGTACCAGGCTCTCGGGAGGCTCTTCCATTAGGTCGTAACGATAGATGGCGAGTAGCTGCCGGGCTGCTGAGCGCTTCTTGTCGGGAGGCGCCGAAACCCCAATATTACCGGCGAATACCGCTGCCGCAGCATGACATGCGTTTCGGTTGATATTGCCGTTGGGCTCGCGGACAGGGAGGTCGTAGTTCGCTTTGGCCTCACCCTCGGACACATGGAGGAGACACGAGTCCTTCCACTCATCGACTGTGAAGCGGGTAAAGCCACCGTCCCATGAATTGTCGCCCACGGTGTAGGAGGACGAGGCTCCGCTGGTCTGCCGGAACGGCATGGCAGCCGTCTCTTGCTGCCCTAGTCTCTTCTCGTTCGCCAGCAGGATGCGCCCTACCTCGTCCTTCGTCGCCTTGCCATCGACGACCGAATCGACGAAGTTGCCCTTCAGCATCCCGTTCTCCGCCAGGATGCCGTACATATTCGCGCCGACGTCCATCGTGAGGAACTCGGGGAGACCCACTGCGACATGAGCCAACTCATGCATCAGGACCTCCGCGATCCGCGTCTTGGGCAGGGTGCCGTCAATGATGATGGTGTTGAAGTCCTGCTCAACACGACCGAGAATGGCGCGGGTCTCGTTCTGGGGGTCTCCAATCGCCTCGTCTGTCAGCTTGACCTTGTAGTCCTGGCCGGCCCAATGGATACCCATAGCGTCTCCCTTCAGTCAGGCGTTACCCGAGGGCGCGAGTTTCGCAGCCCTCGACGGAGTGAGTGGCTCATCGTCGCCAGCATGACTCTGGGCCAGGCCGCACTGCTGACAAATCCGCAGGACCATCCTGGCCGTCGGATACGCCTGGCGTTCATGCTCACTGAGCGGAGCCAGGGGCAGCAGGTCGGACTGGCAGCGGTAGCACTTCATACGTCCTCCAGCTTACTCATGCCTCCTCCAGTGCGTCTTCCATCGCGTTGATCGCCGTCACGCGCTTGTCGCCACGGCGCTCGCCATCGAGCATCAAGGCGATCTGCGTGTCCGACAGCGTACTCAGCACCCGCCGGATGTCCCCGACCGTCATGGAGCCGACGTCCGGGACCTCCTCGGTGTCGGGAGTTGACGACCTATCGGGCGTTGCTACACGCTTCTCCACGGGCTCAGGCACTACCTCTACAGCCGCCGTGTCCAGTAGCTCCATAGTGGGGATGGTGCCTTTCGCTCCTAGCTGAACGCCAGACTCATTCTGCACGGCTCCGCAGTGGGAGCAGGAATGCAAGGTGTCCTGGCTGCACCAGTCACACCAAGGGCACCACCAGAGGCCCGGATGAGTCCCGAAGGGGGCCCGCTGCCGAATCACCTCTCTCGCACTACCGTCCCTCTCGGCGTAGAGCTTCCCATCGGTCATAGCGGGCCCTCCGTGCTGCTGAACCTCGTGTGTCATGCTGCCCTCAGCAGGTCTTTCAGTGGCGTCTCGACCGCCTGGTTGCCCCAGACGGCGTCTCGTTGGGTAGTCGCCATGTCGTCGAGGTCGAACTTCCCGCTCTTCCACGCCTCGTACTTCCCGTCGCCCATCATACCGCGCTGCGTAGCGACCGGCTGTCTCTTGAACCACGTCTGAGCCGTACCGACTCGGCTACTGGGAGTCGAGATGGGGATGCCGAGTTCGCGGTACGTCGGAGTGATAGGGACGAGGGCGCAGCGACCGTTTACGTGCTCGTCCAGGTACGACCCCAGGTCGTACCTCTTGCCGTCCAACGCGATGCACGCCATGCATGTGAGGCTGTCCTGGGCCGCTACTCGCCGATATCCCCGGACCACCACGGGGTTGGAGGCGTAGGAAGCTCTCGTCCCCTCGCGGAAGGCTCTGAGCGTCTCGGTGCGTGATATCCGCAGTGCCCGGTTTAACCCCATGCCGAACCGGTCTCTGATCCGTGCAGCGATGACTCTAGGCGAGCGTCCGAGCCCGATGCCCTCTCGGAGGCTGTCAGCGACCCCCGTAGCCACCTGGGGGCCCATCGTGTCGAGCAGGGCGGTCAGAGGCGCTCCATCTCCCGCTATGCCTGCCAGCGCCTCCAGCGCCTCAGCGGGGATGGCGGTCCACGATATACCCGCATTGTCCAGGAGCGAGAGGGAAATCCCGCGAGGTAGCGCAGCCTCGACTACCTGTCGACTGCTGGACGAGACGAGGCCGAGCGCCTCACGTTGAGCCTGGGTGATACGAATGTTCGCGTTGGCGGCGTACTCACCTACCTGCTGCTGAATCTGCACCTGGAGTTGACGGTATCGTTCGAGCCGTTGCACCTGGCCGAACGTCATCTGCTGCCCCTCGATACGGGCCAACAGGGCGTCAATCTCATTCTGCAACGAAGCGTAGATAGGAGTGTATCCCGAGATAAGCTCCCGAGCCGCAGCACCCTCCAGATTGAGCAGGCGACGCCGGAAGTGTTTGATGCGCTCTATTACGTCAGGGTCGGGCATCAGAGGCCTATAATGCTCGGCCACGGGGCCTGCGCCCCTTCACCAGTGGGTATCTGGTGAAGCCGTCGCCAGCCAAAATCCGGCAGGCTCTACAGTCGTAATCCGTTACCGAGTCGTAGTCTACCCCTAAGTCCTCAATAGACACGGGGCTCAGTAGACCGTGGATAGGATCGTCGAGGCAGAGAACGCCCAAACTCACGGCGCACCCCCTTGGCCACCGGCGCCTTGGCCCTGCGTGAACTCTCGCAGGATGGCGCCTCCAATGTTCGTGTCTCGAACTCTCTCGTCGTCCTTGTCCTCCATCATCATCTCGATGTCCGTCTGGCTATACCCCATCTCACGCCAGAGTTGCGCCTGCGGCACCCCCAGTTCAGCCTTCAGCTTCTGGCCCTCCAGGAATTCCTTCTGGTTGCGAGTCTCAGGGTCTCGCCACGTCACGTCGATGGGACTCGAAGGGTCGATGCCCTCGCTACCGAAAACCTCTTCGAGCCGCAAGGCCATACCCATTACGTCTTCCCACGACTGGCCGAAGTCCAACTGTCGCTCCACCACCTTGGAGACGAGGCCCGCCTCGGCCGTCTTGAGTGCCTCCCCTGAGGGGTAGTTACCCGAGAGGTGGAAGAGGTGCTGCGGAGTCCGAGAGGTGCCCGAGACGTGCTGTACCAGCATCTCGATGGCGTCCAGAATCTTGGTCAAGTCAGCCGGCCTGAACTCCCCCACCTCGTAGTCGTCATCGCTCCCGGAATGGAGTTCGAGCATCGACCCGGGAACCATGTCGAGGGTGCTGCCGCCCATGTCGATGTTGACGGCATAGCGCTGGCCGAAGCCCATCGTGTCCGCCACCATCACGAGGTCGATCAGTTGCTTGTTCAGTAAATCCTGCAACGGGATCGTGTTGGCGATCTCGGAGCGTCCGAAGTCGTCCCCTAGCGAGTCGTTGGCGAAGTGGATCAGCGGCACCCCGATGGGCCGCGACTTGCTGTCGACCCAGGCGACGGGCCAGTCCTCATCCCCCGCCTCACTGTACTGCTTCCATACCCTGTTGGACGCGACGTACTTCTCGATACGGTCGGGGTAGTAGATGTTGAGGCGTGTCTCCTCTTCCTCGCCGATACGCGGGACCCAGGTCCACTTCTTACTTGCCCACGCTATCTCCATAGTGACGGGGTCGTACCGTGGAATAATCATCCCGGGGTCCTGGTAGTACCACCGGACTCTCTTCTGCGCCTGGTCGTAGTCCACCAGAACGTAGGAGTCGCCCATCATGACAGAGTTCGTGTGGACCCGCGACTGCACCTTGTCGCCACGGTTCAGCTTCCACTGGTCCCAGAGCCAGGCTGCGGTCTTCGGCCCCCCCTCGCCCTCCACCTGCAACCCCGTCACCTGAAGCCGCTCGGCAACCGAGTCGACCACTATCTCGCACCAGTTGTCTCGGAACATATCGAAGCCGGTGGACGGAAGGAATTTTTTGAGCCGGTCGGTCAACTGGACCCGGTGCTTGCCCTGGTAGTACATCCTCGTGAGGTCGTAGTCAGCCCGTAGGTTGACGAGTTGCTGCTCGACCCACTGAATCAGGCTGAGCGTGACAGGGTTGACCTCGTTGGCCGTGCCCATGAGTGCGCGGACTGCTTGGACCATCTACTTCACCTTCTCATATCGCCGCAGTAGCATCTGACCTTAGCCAGTAACTCCAGGTTCTCGCGCTCCAGCGCCTTGATGTGGCCGTTCCCCTTCTCCAAGTCGATGAGAAGCCGATTGTAGTCATCTCGCAGCAGCGCCAAGTCCGCTTCAGCCTGAGTCTTGCGCTCGCGCGCCTCCCCCATCACCAGAGCTACTGCCGTGTCCATAGCGTCATCTACGGCGTCATCCGCCTCAGTTCGGAGCCTAAGATCAGGAACGGCCCCAGCCTCAGCCATACGTCTTGCCATCGAGAGCAGCGCAGCCGTGGTCTCGGGGGTCAGGGCTCCCTCGTACTCGCACACCGGACACTCACTTGGATAATCCCAGTGGCTTTCAACTGGGGTGTAGTGCCCCGAGGTTTCCTCTGCCGCCTCAGCCGCCTCCCGTAGCACCTCCAGCCGAGCCAGTTCGTCGGAGGTGAGCGCCATAAGCAGAGACGACCAGTCGGTTGTCATCGTATCTCCCCCATGTCCCGATCCCAGTACCGATCCTCGTCCGCGTTCCTCAGAGGGTGCGCGCGCCGCCGGTAAACTGCATCGGGCTCGCTCCACACCTCATGCCGCTGCGAGCGCCGTCTAGGATCAGACCGACTCAGATCGTTGAACGCCCCGCTAACCGCGTCCACCTGGTCGTCATGGGCCACGGCAGGGAAGCCTTCCACCTCGTCGAAGAAATCGCCTATCCACGTGCCACCACCCACGATCTTGACGTTGCCCGCCTCGGCAGCCGAACTGACAGGGCCCGCCCTGACAGTCTTGTCGCCTGACGACGGCTTACCCCTGAACTCGAAGCCCACCAGGACACGCCGTCGGTAATGATCTATTATCGCCTTCCCAGACGCACCTGGCTCCTGCTCCATCACGATCTTGATGCCCGGGATCATCTCCCGGTCCAGCACTGCCGTCTGCCTTATCAGGTTCTCCACTCCACCAGGAGTGAGCCTGACTCGCCGTATGTCTCGGATGTAATATACACCATCCGCCAATCCCACCAAGGCACCGGCCGTGTAGTCCGGGTCGCCCGAGGGGTTGGCCGGCGTCTCTTCGGTCGAGGCCAGGTCCCATCGACGCACCCACTGAATCCCAATCGGTGCCTCGGAGACGATCTCGAACCACTCGCGCTGGAAGTACCCGCCGGCATGGCGAGCGGTCCAGTCGCCCCGGAGGCGCTGCTCCCTGGTGACGGGATCAAGCTCGGAGAGCGAACGGCGGTATTCTTCCTCGTCCAGGTAGGGGTTGTCAGAGAGGCCCGCGGGGATGAAGATGCGCCCCCTGGCAACCCCTTCGTCCAAGAAGCGCCGCTTCACCCACTCGTGGCCCCTGCCGCCCGGGTTGGAGGCCGAGCGCATCCGTAGAGGTATTGCAGAGGCGGTGGACCGCCGTAGGCGGGCGAATAAGAACGTGTACTGGCTCTCGGTGAACTGGGTCAGTTCGTCGAAGCCGATGAACTGGAAGGCCGCAGAGTCGTACCGGTATTTGTCGTTCTCATTCTGAAGATACCCGAACGTCAGCGTGCCTCCGGAGGGGAAGACCCACTCCTTCGCGCCGGCACGCCACCGGGCCTTCGTGTTGATAAGCCACTCATGAGAGCGCGCCATGATGGCTTCCGGCAGCGCCAGCTCAGGGTAGGTCCGCCGCAGGAGAAGAGCGTGGTAGCCGGAGGTGTCGACGTACTGAAGGGCGCCCATAAGCAGCGCCTCGCTCTTTCCGCCCCCTCCTGCGCCGCCGTAGAACGCCTCTCGGGCGTTCACGGCCAGAAACGCCACCTGCTTGGGGTTGCGGTCAGGGCTATGTGGGATGAATTCCGGAGCCCACGCCATTCTCAGAGTCGTCCCTGTATTCGGCGTCCACGATCCGGGCGTATCCTGAGTCCACAAGCGTTTGGAGGACCTCGGAGAGACTGTTTCCACTGACATCGCGC